GTTGTATATGGGTAATATTCTGTATTTATCTCTCCGGCGGTTGATGAAGTTAATAAAGTAGGGTTAAGTGATGAGCCAAATTCATTTTCTAAGATAGTACATTTGTACTGTTGTTCGTATATGGTAAGTGATGATGAAAAGTTAAATTGTTGACTATCAAACCCCCCAATTGAAATTATCTCATCAGATATACCTCCACAACTATGGGTTGTTAAAACTACCATTCCATGGGAATAAAATATTTGACCTACAACGTCAGAACCACTTATAATATTACCCTCACCATCATCTGTTAAGAGTAAACCATTTACAAAATCACCACCAATAGATGAAGAAAAATGATACTCAAATGTTGTTGGTACTATTTTTTCTCCAAATAATTTTGTTGGGATATTTAATACTGTAATTTTGTCCCCACTACCTGTAGGCCAGTATCTTTGCTGTGGTAAACTTGATTGTAAATAATTCTCATATAGAGGTGCTTCAATAGGACCATAATAATAATCATCATCTCTAGTTACTCCGGGTATAACACTAGATGTGACACCTAAATCTCCTGTACTTGAGGAGATGTAGTTAGTATAATATAGCTGTTTTACGCTATTATATATTGAGTTTTTTGAAGAGGAATATACATATCCTGTTTGTAAGTTAGAGGATGATGTATAATTGACATTCGCCCCCGTAAATATATTAATACCAACTGTAGATCCTGTAATATCTCCTCCAATAAAATTAAATCCTTTATCGGCTAAAAACGAGGTTATAGTAACCTCCCTATTTGTAAATTGCTTGAATGCTGTCATTCATTAGAAGTCTAACTTAATCCTTACTAATAATTCCTTAGTAAAGTCTTTAAGTAATGGTCTAGATAATTTTGCTACTGCTACTAATTCTTGATTGTTGTTATACATTCCTACTGTTGTAATGTATACTTGGGGGTCATTGATAAATGAATCAAATAATACAGCCCCAGTTGATCCTGAAATGAATGAGGGGTTTGTTGAGTAATTAAATTCATCGTTTCTTGCTCTTGCAAATATAAAATCTGAAGATAGAGTTTCACTTGAATTTAATGTCCATCCAGGGGATGTTGCATCTAATCCTCCTAAATTGAATTGGGATAATAGTTTTTCTTGGTTATTTACTGTTGAGTTTGTTGTTCTCACTGTGCCTAAATTAGTACCACCATCAACAATTCTCCCATCTAAGGCTTCACCATTTAGTAGGATTAAACCTATATCTGGTAAGAACCAACCATATGATCCTGATGCTAGTGACCAACCACTTGTGTTGACCCCTGTAAAAACATTACCAGCTGATCCTGATACCAGGTTGTAAACTCTACCGGCTTCTGTAAATATAGCTGCTCCCCCTAACTTACTATCATCTGTAAGAAATAAATTTGAGTCTGCAGCACCAGAACCTGATATATTTAATGTCATTACTCCTGGAAGTAATTCTTGTTTAAATCCTGACCTTTCTACGGGTAGTGCATAAAAATAGGATGATGATTGATTACCAAAAACAAATGAAGTTTCTTCATCTCCTAGGATTAATGATCTATATTGACCATAGTTTGTTCTAGTTGGGGATAAATAATCTACATTGGGGTTATATAATAAACTACCACTACCCTTGGAATCACAATACGCCATTGCAAATTGTATAGATCCTGTGGTGTTAATATCAGCATATATATTATAATAGAACTGACCTGTTGAACTTGCTATTTGTGTTGATGATGTATAATATGATGTTAGAGTTGGGGAATTGTTTTCCCATACAGTGTTAGTTACACTATCTGTACTAATTACTAAATCTCTAGGGTCGAATGTTTGGAATGCTCCTGCCATGGTTTGTTTTTATTTATTATGTTTTCGTTACGGTTATTGGTATTTGTAATCTTGCTCCTGATGATCTACCTGTAACTGTTAAGGTACCATATAAAGCTGTTCTTGAAGTTCCAAATAAAGTATTAATACCTGTTGCGGTTATTGTTAAAGATGTTCCAATTACTGTTTTTGATACATCTGTACCGTTTGTTGTTGTTGAATTTAATGCTAAAGCTGCTTTTGTACTAATTCCTGTTGCTATTACCGAACTAAACATCCGAACATCACTTACAGTAAATACGTACCCCGCAGATTCTACTGTTGAATTGTTTCCGAGATAATTTAATGTTATTGGTTGGATAACGTATGGTTCTGTTTGGGCAATTGTTGGGTTAAGGTTTCCTATACCAAGTGTAGGCATTTTTGCTGTATCTCTTGGAAGAGTTACTAATTTATACTTCATCATTTGTAGTTCATCTGGGAAGGCTTCCAATAAAGGCATGTTTTCAATTGCTTCCCCATAATACGCAGAACCCGATGGATTTGTTGGGTTGTAGAGAGTATAATCAATTTCATCATCTGCTAGTGCAAATTGAGTGATATTGAATGAACCATCTCCCTTTGCTAAAAGTTCTCTCCCTTTAGTGGTTAGAATAGCATCTACTGTTACTATCTGATTATTTAAGTATCCCATTATTTTATTTTGTTATAAATATACATTCTTTTTATTTCTATTCCAAGCTATTTTTATTATAGCATGTTTTACGTATTTAAATCATCTTTAAATGCATTTTTCTGCTTTAATTGGTTGATTAAAGTTAAAGTATTTCTTTTTTGTTGGGGGGAGAAATCACCAGGTATTAAATATCCCCCACCTGAACCTGTGGTTTCACTAATCCCAAATGTTGAGGGGGGTGATTGGTATATGATAACCCTATCATCAGAGTTTATTCTTCTTCTCAATATAAATTGGGAAATTTGCCCATTTATAATGCCAGAATTTTGTGGGTTAGGGTAAACATTTACTTGATTTTGGAGCCAATCATTTACAAATCTCCCATATTCATCTGCTGGGGAGGGTATTCCTTGGAAATCATAACATATATCCGAGGGTGATATACAGTAAGACTGTGAGTAAAGATTAGACATATCACCACCCCCCTCACTAGTAAAAGAACTTGTAGTTCCTGTTACTATGAATGTTTGAGTTTCATAGTTGTTTATGGAATTGGAAGAACCAGAGGTTTCGAATATCTGATTGTTATATGAGACTACAATCTCATCCCCTTTTTTAATTATAAAAGGTAAACCACCTTCTGCTTCTTTATATCCCCCAAGATTGCTTGATATAAAGTCTTGAATTATATAGTTAGCATTATCATTAATCAGTGTTGGGTTTTGGGTAAATGATGCTGAGAGTGCTATGGGTATACCACCAGAGAACTTTTCAGACCCCGATACTTCTATCATCTTCCCCGCCAAAGATCGACTTACAGCTATATTTTGGGAATTTACTACCCCTAAACCCGGACCCTTTATCTTAACATCAAAATAATTGTCTTGTGGGTCTGATTCTCCATATAAACCTAAATTTTGACTTATTGAAATTATTTCACCCCCTAAGTAAAAACAACTACTACCGGTTATTAGGTAGTTTTTATCAGAACCAGCATCAGAAGAGGCGGATGCTTTTACATTTCCATCCCAACCCCCAGTCCAACTTGCAGTTTGGAAAGACATAGTTGTTGTGAAATTGGGGAAACGGTTGAGATTAAAAGGACCTGTTTTACCACTTGTTGTTGCACCTACAGTATTCATTTCTAAGGCACCTTGGAATATTTTATTATCTCCAACCTCTAAGTTACCATAATTAATATTATTATAAGTAACAGAATCATAAGATATTGCTACCTTTCTATCCCTCTCAAATGTGCTTTTTATTTCATATAGATTATTCCCACTCCCATCTACCTTTATAGTTATAGGTGTGATTGGGGCATTTTCCCCTGTTATATCATTTTGTGGAGATATAATTAATGAATCAATTTCAAATGTGTAAGTATTCTCAAGATTTAAATTGTTATATGAGGATCTAAAATGAGCAAAGTATATTGGGTAATGGGAAATAACAGATTGATTACCATAACTCGTATCTCCAGGCCAAGATGATTGTGAGTTATTACTACCAGATAAGGTATTTAAATATGTGATATTAGATGTTGGTGGGGTATAGTTATTGTAATCCGCACTACTTAATTTACTCCCCAAATATCTTGGAAGTATATTTGCTATGGTAGTATAGAAACTATCATTAACTTCTGCTTTTGCTGCTGTTTTGTTTATTACTTCCTGCAAGTTTACAGGTGTCTCAATTCCATTTGTAAAGTCTAACTGTTCCACATAGGTATTTAATTCACTTCCGGAAATGTTATTAATTAAAGGGTAGTAAGCTGATTGGTAGAAGTTTGTTATTGAGGGAAGAAGTGGGTCAAAATTATAATATAAAGATGGAGTTAGTGTTGGTAAAAATGTTGAGGAGCCTGTTAAAGGTCTATTATTTATCCCCTCATATAACCAGTAGGAATTAGTACCATTTATTATGTCAAAGTTAGGACCTACTACACCGGGGTTATACTGTTGGTAGAAATCTGAACCAAAAACATTATATGAATCTGAGGTTTGGGAGGTGCCTGTGAAATTTAAAGAAACATTCCAATTTGGGTTATTGGCTATTGTGTTAGAATTATCAATAAGCTCACCATCATCATTTATACTTTTTTTATTAAAAGCATATCCTGTAGGGTAAAATTCACCAGAATCTCCGGTTGAACCTGTGTAGGTTATTTCATAAAGTTGAAGACTTGCTGTTCCAGGTGATAATAGGTTGGATGTTGTTCCTATTCTAAATGTATTTTCAAAATCATCTCTTGAAGAGTTATAATTACCCAAGGTAATAACAACATTATTAAATGAATCTCCATGTTGGACTGACCCTGAGGGGAGTCCAAGATTTCTATTATCTCCTAAAACTCCTGAATTATTTCCTCCCCTCTTCATAAGAAGACCACCTGATTTTTTTATGTATTCCATCCCACTATTCCCAGCTAGTAGGGGACTTATTACTTTACCCATATTTAATCCTGGGGTGTTACTATCACTGGGGTATGTTAGAGTTATTGTAGTACCAGATCTAAGTACATTACCAAGTTGAAAGGTAAAATAAGGTGCCAGGTTATAAAATGAATAATCGGCCGCTGGGGTAGTTAGTCTCTTATTTTCATTGTATGGGAATCTTTGATTTGTAGAAGCTGCAGTAAAAATAGATGAAATATCAGAATAATCTGAAACTGTTCCATAATTATTTGGAAGGTAAATTGCGGCAATTTGTTGATAGGGTAGTATAGTTACTGGTGGGTCACCGGGATTACCTGGAATAAATTGTGATGGTGGTAGGAAGAGTGAAATGGCACCATTAGAGGGAGTACCTGCGAAATTATCTAAAGCATTTTTAGCAGTGTTGTAGTTTTCACTACCAAAAACTGCTAGATTAACTGTTAGATTTGCAGGTGGGGTTCCACCACCCTCAACAGCTGATCCTGTAGTTACAAAAGCAGATTGTGTTATTAAAGTATAATATGATGAATCTATCCCTGTAAATGTTGAGTAGGGGTTATTTAATAGTGACTGTGTGGTTACTACTAATATACTACCACTATACTCCCCATCATAAAATTCAGTTTGTGAAAAATCTAAAAATGGAACCGACCCACTTATAGTTTCATTAATACCTGCCCAACTTTGAGTTACACCAAAACCATTTATATTTGATATTGGGGTTGTTGGGGTTAGGTTTGATAGAGAAGCTTCAGTTAATGTAAATTCTAAGCTACCACCACCTTGACCAACTAATAAACCAAATATAGTAAATTTTTCTCCTATAGTAAAACCACTATAGTTAGAAGGTTGAATATCTGTAACTTCAAGGGCTTGAATGTTATTTGTAGCCCCAGAATTTACTTGTAATTGTACTGTTAAAATACCTCCATCAGATGTTGAAAAAGATATTGTATTTGTATTATTAGTTATTCCAGAAAGAGTATTTAATGTAATAAGAGGTATTAAATTTTCAAGATTTAAAGTTCCGGTTGATTGAGAGGGGTATGTTTGGATACCATTATATTGTTTAACAGAACCACCAGTACCACCTTTTATAGATACTATATCACTCACACCATTATTACCATAAATACTACCTGTGAGTTCTAGATTTATAAGTTGAATTGCACTATTTAAACCTGTTTCGCTTGTGGGGATATTATCTAATGAGCCCGTTTCAACTGTGAGAGCTACCGTTGTATTTGGTGAAATAGTAACTGATGGGCGACGGTTACGCTCTAGTAGGTTTTGTTTGATTATAACGCCCGTAGTCACGCTTGTGCGAGCTGGTACATATGATTTAATAGCTTTAAATAATGAATTATCGAAATATTTAATTAATCTTAAATAATCGTAAACGTTACCTTCTGTATATTTTTTAAAGTAATCAATTGCTACGCTTCTTAATTTTGGGTAGTAATTTAACTTAGAATCAAATGCAAATCGGGGGTCTGCTAATGTGTCTGAGATAACACCATACCCAAATGTATTAATAATATCATCATTTACCTCATCTTGAGGAGAAAATGCAACTTCTAAATTTACAATATCCTTGGTATAGCTTTGACTTATTAAATAGTTTTGATCTATACTAATTTGAGTTGATAATATATTACCGTAGGTATTACCATCTTCAACTTGGATTTTATTTGATATCCTATTTCTAATACCTACGGAAGGTTGATCCATTTGGTAGACCTCAGTATTAGGTTTACTGTATGTTCTTAATACTGAGCTAGAATAATGGATAAATTCATAGCTTGATGTTATTGTACTGTTTGAAGGGTTTCTAAATGAACCTGTAATAAATAAATCTGATGATCCTGTTATAGCGGGGTGGGTAGATAGAATATTTTCTACATAACCTCCATATTGAGATGCTGTAAAAACATATTCTAACTCGTTACCCAAAGGTGCTCTAAAATTTACTATATCAAATGAACTTTCAGATCCTGTAATACTATTACCTTCAATAGATTCGGGATTCATTGTAAAGTCATGAAATACTTCTGTTGGAATATTATTAGAATAATATCTAAATTCTTGAAGTGATCCTGAAAATATTTTACCATTTTCACTTAAATATTCAGTAGCTATATTTGATCCTGATATGTAACCTCCTACGTAAACACCATCAAATTCTGTTACTCCGAACCTATTCCAAGCTGCATTTGCAGATTGTGTTACATTTAAAGATCCATAGAGGTATAATCCATAGGTCCCTACACCATACCCAAAATTAGGACCAGTGGGATCATATATGACTTGACCATAATTCCCAGTACCATAACCTTGAGTGCCTGATGTATCTATACTAACAGAGCCTGTCCAACCTATTATGTTACCATCAACCCCATTGTATTGATTATTTGCTACTTGTAGGGTGTAAATAGTACCTATACTATTATCGGATGATGATGGGTGTTGATTTCTTTGAAGTAAAACACTCCACCATCCTTTATTAAAAAATGGAAGATATATGTCATCTGATACTATAGTGCCTCCTTCTTCAATAGATGCCGACATTACAAATTTCATTTTCCCATATTCATAATAATCACTATTACTTGAACCTGAATATGAACCTGAGGGTTTGTTTTCGTATGATAGTTGAATTCCCCAATCCATATCATTGTCATAAGTTCCGTTTGATTTTTTAACTGCTAAAGATTGACTAAAATATGATCCCCCAAAACTTGATGAAGGGAATCCTGTTGTTTTAAATCTAAAAGCTAAACCATCTGGTACTATTATTTTATCTTCAGCAATATAATTTCTTTCTAAAGGCATCCATGGGACCTTTACTGATGAACTTGCAGCATATGAGTTTGCTGTAGGGGTATAAGCATAACTAAATCTATTATACCATAAATCATAATCATTACTATTATCTCTATTTTTACCCCCAAACTCATTAATACGAAGGATTGTGTTTGGTATACCCCAAATATTAATAAGTTGTCTTAACCCACTAATTGTACCTTTCTTTTTCGTAAGGTAAGCCATGTTATGGTAAAGGCGTTTAAATATTTCTTTACTTACCTTATCAATGGCATAGGGGAAACCAGGTTCAGTTATAGATTGAACGTAATCAACCCAAGAATAACCATCACTCCAATAATTAACTATACTACCACTATTTACAGCTATATATTGTGTAATTAATTCACTCCCCGTAGGTGGGATATAACTACCATTATCTTCACCTGTTAAACCTATAAAGTTATCTTGGTTATCATAATTGTTGCCGAATGTTTCGAATCCTAAACCTTTAACAGCCTCTGCTGCTAAACCTAAAGGTAAACCTCTATCAGGTGAATTCGACGTATTGTATCTTTCACTTAAAGCTCTTGTATAAAGCCAAACTTCATCAAATGATTGACCAACCATATTTGAAAATTCAATATACTCATTATTATTTGAATTTTCTTTTATAAAGTTGGGGATTGTATAATATAACCAATTTTGGTTATTTTCATCATATAAAGACGCGGATAATACGTATCCACCATAATATTGAGCATTTTCTACATCACTACCCAACCATATTAATACTTCAACACTACTTGTTGGGAGTAAAGCATAGGGATATGATGATCCTGTTTTTGGATATGAAAAAGAGGATGAGTTATTGTATAAATAACTTTCATACCCATCAAAATTAGTTACAAGGTTGGTTATGTTTGTTTGTAAACTAGCTAAACTAGATGATATTCCCTTTACATTAGGGTTAGAACCTGTAACACCTACAATAATTGAAATATCAGCTTCATAAGATTGTATTTGAGATACCTTTTCAATAAAATTATTTATCCTAGCCTTTGCAGATGAAAAGTTAATAAATTCATTAAAAGTGTTATACGAGTAGTTTGGGGTTATTGTAACACCCTTCTTGTTTAATATGTTAAGTAAATTATTTAGGGACTCTGATGATGGTGTTGTCATTAGATCCTCATAGGATTTTAAGCCGGTTGAATTATTTATTAAATCCTTTAAAGGAATGTTAATATTAGGACCTTGAATAAAATTAGCCTGTTCAATTAACTCACTGAAATCTTCTAAGAATTCAACTTTATATGCTTGACTTTCACCTACCTTTGAGGCTATATATAATTCATCCTTTAATTGATATTGTTGAGGTAGAGGTTCATATAGTTTTATAAAAATAGTATCATTTGAGATTGGATCCTCAGGAGATACTATTGATGTTAAAGATGAGGTTTGAGATGTTGATATTGAACTACTTAATTGTAAGTTAATAGCAATTACATAGTTATTATTATAGAAACTAACATAAAATTCATCAAAAAATTCATTATTATTAATAGCATTTACCAAACCAACATACCCCTCAGTTAATTTTGATTGGGGGATTAAATTTGACTTTATGGCTATTTCTGTTCTATCTGATGAAATTTTAGATAAATAGAATGGGAGATTTGGTGTTGAACCTAACTCATAATTTACAAAATTATAAGAGGCATATAATGTCCCATTTTCAAATCCCTCACTATAAATATTTGATGAAGGGTTTAATGTAATCTCACCAGTTGGAACTGTTGTTGATGCTTTTTCGATTACATTTAACCCAGTTGTGATATCTATATAAGATCCAGATAATTGTTCCCTATTGGAGTTATTTGTTATAGTCCAGTTTTCAAAATATAAGGTAGATGATAATAGTGACTTTTCGGCACTATATATATAAAATTCAACATAATTTTCCCCGGGGGTGAATGATGATGAAATTATTTCATTAGGTATAATGGTTTGATCTTGTAATTCAAAACCATCACTAGATAGTGTATTAGAATTAACCTGTGATGTAGATGCACTTATGGGAATGGTGAAGTCAAACTGATCCGAACTTAGACCAACATATGTTGGTGTTTGGTTTGGTGAAGGAAGGTTTATCATATAATCTTCTTCGGGGTTAATATTAATAGGAGTTTGGGCCATTTATGTTTATGTGTTAGGAGTTTCTGTAAACTGAGTAATAACATCTGCTATTTCTTGCCTTACTTCTAAATTTTCAATTCTTAATTCTGCTATTTCTTCTAATAATGCTTGTATTTCTTCTTCATTAGGGGTATAATTAATATAAGCCCCACTTGTTTCAACCAAATATAAATGAGAATTCACATCACCCTCTTTAGGAATTAAATAAAAGAACTTGTTATATAATGTAAAAAAATCTCCTATGGTAGCCAAGTTTATATCAAAGAAAGAAGGATCAACTGTAGGTACTAACTGTGAGAATGTAGTATCTATGGTTTCATTAAATTTATTCTTATCAAAAACCTGCCTTGAAATTTGTACTTTTTGTATATTATTCATATTTATCCTTTAGCTACTTTGAATATAATATCTTCATTAAATATTGTAGTTGTACCATCTATTATGGTTTTTACTAATACTGTGTAATATCTTTCAGGTTCTAAACCATTCATATACAAATCAAAATAACTTGAGGTTGCATCAGCACTAATTCTAGTATAATCATTATCAAAATCAATTACAAATTCGTTTGTTTCTGTATCTTTTACAGCATATAGTGATTGAGATTCCGGTAGGTAGTAGTTTGTAGAGTATAAAGATGATGTTTGGAATATTACATCAGGGTATTTAGGCATTGCCGCAAATCTTAATCTAGGAATACTTTGGGAATAGTAAATACCAACATTGTTATATATAGAAATAAAACTTTCTACTTGTGGTAATACTACATTAGTGGATGAACCCGTATTAAATATAAAATCATTAAACCTAAACTCTAATTGAGGGGGGTAGATTGTATTTGTATCTATTGAGAAAAACCTAAATGTTTTTTGGTTGTTAGGGTTATTCACAAACTCATTATCATCTGTTTGTTTTATTATAAACCCATCATTCTTAAATCCATTAGAAGAGTCTAATGAATAACTATACCAAGTTTCAACTGTATTTTTAACATTTACATTTATATCTTTAGTATCAGAATATGTAAAGGTTTGGGATTGAGTTATATTTAATCCAAGATTAGAACCTGTATACCAGTTACCCCCACCCACTAGTGATTCGGGGAATGATGCTGTCACATATGTTGGAAAGCCACTCCCCTCCCATGAATTTGAGCCTGAGTAATCTATAAAGTTCCAACTTGCACCGTTTGTAACTTGAGGGGAATCCCCAAATCTTCCCGTACCCATACCCCATTCTCCTGATATTGGGTAAAATAGTAGTTTTGTATCTAAATTTAACCCTGTTACTACAGAATTAAAATTCCTCAAATAAGCCGTCCATTCCCCATTTGAGGTTTTAGTTGAAATAATATTATTTATTTCACTAGTTGAAAACTGAACTAAATATCTACTAACTTGACCACTTGCATTTTTAATGTAAGTAGACGCTTCTATAATCTCATCTAACCCCGTATTCATATTAGGAGAATCTGAGTATAATGTAGTATCTTTAGTTGGAAATAGTTTATAAATTGCCATGTCTTAAATTATTATAGTGGTACTACTCTACCTTTAATGTCTATAGTAGGGAATTTAACTTCAAAAATCATAGGATCTAGAGATGGGTAAATTACATCATCAATTGTAGCACCCTGTACATCATAGGCATAACTACTATAACCTAAATCTTCTCCTGTTAAGTTATTTATAATTACACTTTTCACAGTTTGTACTCCTTCTACTTTATCTAAAAGAATATATAAATCCTTCATCAAAATGGGTTCATTAATCTGCCATTGGTCTATGTCGAATAAATTAGTTAGTGAAGAAATACATTTAGTTATAGTTGCATTATTATTATAGTTTGGTAAAACAATTATACCAAATACTATTTCAATGTTAATTACAAAGGCATCTTTAATTTTAACAGAATCATTAATCATCCTATACTCAGCTAAGTAAGTTTGGAGGTTTCTTTTTATTAATTTCGAGGCTATTTTTAATTTTTTATCAGAATTATAAGTTAAAACATATAAATCTAACATTGTAGGTAATTCACCAGGTTGATATTTTTCAATTTTTGATGGAACTGCATATGCTTTAGCAATTACACCTAAATTTGAAGGCATCGATAATGATCTAATTAAATAATCTTCTTTAGTTACAGTACGTAGTTGGTTTTGAAAATTACCAAGAGCATTTAACCTTAACTCTTCAATAGTATCTCCATCTTGTCCACCATCAGCGGCTAATGGGTTATTAGAGGAAATAGAAGCAAATATTTGGTTTGCTAGTGAAGTATTTGCGAGGTTAGGGTTTATAAATTTAAAATTAGTATCATCTAAAACTGTTAAAGTTCCGGATTCTACATTTGATTTAATACCACCACCGGTTAAATATCTTACTGTTAAAGTTGTATTGTAAGGTGCTATACCATAGGTATTTGTAAATATAAAGTTAAGTGGTGAGAATGCTGTTGTAAGTTGATCTCTTTCAAATGGTAAACCTAAACCTACATTATCAGGGTTAGGAATTATCATCTCATCATTACTAGTTGTGGCCCCCGCTCCAAACTCAAATTCTAAAGATCCTGAATTTATAAATCGGGTTGTGAATCTCCTTTGTACTTGTTTCAATTGGAGTAAATATGGAGCATCTTCTTCTTGATTATATGTAGGGTCGCTGGTGTTTGTGTTTCTAATCGTATCAAACACGTTTTCCTGCGCCATATTTGGTACTTCATACCAGGTATTACCATCAGAATCTACCACATCTAATACGCCTATAATATTAGTTGTTGAAATTGTTCTAGTATCAAATCTTACAGCTGAATTAAATGTAAATTGTGTTGAATTAATTGTAGATGAAATTGCTTTTCTTGATTTCTTTAAAAGAAAATATGAAGGGTTAGTACCTATAATCTGATATACTGACACAGTTGTAGGGTTTAAAGACCCAGAGGCTGAAAAATCAATAGCATCTTCAATTATAAAGTTTTGGGTTGAACTTAAATTTGATGTTATTGTTGTATTTTCAGGTATGATTAAAGCATAGTTAAAATCAGGAACATACTCTCCCCCTTCTAATTTTGCAGGTAATTGTTGATAAAAATCAATTTCTACAGTAGAAGCGGTTGTGACTTTAGGTTTATAACCTAATAAGTAAGCCATTTGGTATAAATTCTCCTGTTGCTTTGCTTTTTGTATAAATGTTTCTTGGATTTGATTATCCAAATAAAACGATAATACATCTCCAACATAGGATGCCATTTCCATGAACAGCATACCTGTAGAAGTATCTGTAAAATCATTATAAGTGTTTGGGAAGTATGTTTTAGAATAATTTACTAATGCATTTCTAAATTCATTAAAATCCCTATCAATATATCTTATGTCTCTTTTTAAATCAGCCATTATTGTAGTAATATGTTTATTTCATCCGTTACCCCAAAATCAGCTATATTATATGTTAATGAAAAATTAATTTCATTACTATCTGGGTTATTGATAAATTTTATTTCTTTTATGATTATTTGGGGGAAATAGTTATTAATATCAGTTTGAATACGTTCTTGGAGTTCATCTGAAGTGGCCTCTGATATATTTTCAAAAACTAAATTCCTTAAATCAGCACCAAAATTAGGATTAAATATCCTTTCTCCTCTATTTGTTAATAGGTAATTAATTAAATTAGATTTTAATTGCTCTCTAGTGGTGTAGGTTGGTATAAAAACAGCAGATCCATTTAAAGGGAAACTAAACCCAACAGCCTTTCGGCCTATGGAGTCAATTGGATATCTATTTTCTAATATTTTTGCCATTACCTACCCATTATATTCATTATCTGACTCATATCTACTTCACCAGATGGTAAGTCACCCCCAGGTACTCCTCCTTGTGGGTTAAATTTTTGTGGTATATTATTAGTTGTAAAACCATTACTCATACCTCCTAAAATGTTTTGATATGCCTCTCTTTGTTCGATTGAGTTCATTGCAGGGGTAGAATCAACTTTATTTAAGGTTGTATTAGATTCCATAACAGGTGAAGGTGTACTTAACTTATTTATTTGGGGAGCACGAATAGCTTCTAATAAAATATCTTTCATTTCTTCGTGAATTGCTTCTTTTACGGCTTCCTTAATTAGTTTTTTTAATTCTGATGATTTCATTCTATGTTGAATTTATTATAAATATTAAAAATTAATGTTTTTTATCAGTATTCTTTACGGTCAGATACCCACCTTACTAAGTTATTACTCCATTTGTAAATTTCCTTATACCCCCGTTTGAATTCTACTCTTTCATCTCCATCTAAACCACCAATAATATTAAAGGGTCTTGTATCGGGTTTAAACTCCTTCCAATTACTTATAGATTCTGCGTTTGAGTTTAGTGTAGAAATATCATTTGATAAAAATGTGTAAAATATATTACCTTGTCTTCTTGATTCACCAATAAATCCTGCCTCTCCAAATGGGGGGTATCTTAGGGGTGGAGGTGATAATAAATCATTACCAATTTCAAAAGTCTCTACCTGCACTATATCTACATTTGGGTTAACACTTAAATACCCATCTATTCTAAATTTAACTTCATCAATTAATACTTGTACAGATGTACTATATGAATAGCCACCATCTGGTAAATTAGTTATTATTATAAATTCATTTGGAGTGAATGGTGTTGAAGTTCTATTCCCAACTACTCTTCTTTGAGGGAATGAAAAGGTGTTTGAGGAGTTAGATTCTAAGGTTAAAATGAAACCTCTATAAAATAGAGGATTATTAGAGTTGGGAGATAATTTATCTAAAAGCAATTTCTCAACATCAAAATTAACATTACTATTAGCAAACTCCCCAGAGGATGCTGCTGAGTTTCCGATTTCACTTATTAATTGATTCGATGCATCTTTTTCTGTTGAAGATACCCAGGATTTTGGGGATGATTGAGGTGGTGGGGGGGCATTTAAGTTATCATCTATTGTTGATTTATAATATAGATCGTTATAGATTACATTATCTCCTGTTTTATATATTTTATTAGCAACCCACTCCATATTATCTCTATTTAATAACTCCTCAATACATTTATTTAAAACATTATCTAAAAGAGAAAGTTTGGAAATAATAGATTGGGCTGAAGTTTTAATAGTTCCTATGGCTTTTGGTATTATAGAAAGGGCTCCCTTTGCCCCCTTTATCAAATCACCTAATAAATCTAATGAATCTGCTAGTAAAGTAAGAATATTAATTGGTATACCTACCCCTGCTACTGCTGTTGGTGCTGGTATTTTTTTAATAATTTTAACGGCTACATCAACACTCTTTACGATTTTTGAAACTGTTTCAGTTGTTTTTTGTAATGTATTTACTGTATTTAATACATTACTTAAGGCCGATTGTATTTGGTTTTTTTGTTTAACAATAAGTAAAATTTCATTCTTTGGGGGACATGAATCTTTAAACTTTTCCAGTAAATCATCTACAGCAAGATCAAATTTTGATGTATTCTTTATTACTTTAGTAATACTTTTTATAATTATTTTTACTAGTGCTGCCGACATTATTTGGTTTTACTGACTTTTGATTTATATATCTCTATCTTGTTAAGCATGTTTTGGGCTTTAATCTGTGTATCTATGGCAGGTGCTGGGATTGCTGCGTTTGGTACAAATGGTACCCCAGTACCTATAGGTGTTGCTAAAGCAGTTGATAATGAAATTAAGGATAGAAGGAGTTTTTGTAAATCTCCTAAAAATTTATCCCCTAATATTACGGATTCCTTTGCATTTTTATCACCTAAAAATATTTCTTTTGAACTAATGATTGTTTTAGGTGTATCTACATTTAAACTATTTATTGAATTTAAACTAATACTATCAAATGAACTTAATAGAATTGAATCACTCTTAGCATTAAACATTAAACGTCCTGAGTTTAGTATTATTTGTTTTTCTATAAACTTATTAGGTGATATTGGAGCTACGTCATAAGATTTATAATTAGTTGAAGCTGCTTTTATCGGTATCTCTTGTGTAGAAGTTAAATAAACACTTGAAGCATCCGTATTAATATCTTCGATTTGAGGTACCCAAGGGTCTGTTTCTTCTTCATGTTGACCATTTTTTATAATGGTAATTGGATCTCCGTCTTCCCCCACACTTGACCAGGGGTTAGGTAATCCTGCCTCTTTTAGAGTTGAACCAAACCTAAGGGATTGACCCCATCTACCTTGATATATTAAATCACCAATATAGGGTTGTAAATTTCTTATACTTAGTCTTTCTTTAAACCCTAAACCTAAATCTATATCAGTTCCCCCATCTGTTACTCTTCTTACACTACCTGCTGAAGTTTCCTCATAGTCTTGCTGTTGAGAAGGTGGTAATGTATTATTATTAATTGGATCTGGTATTGCGTTATGGTGGGTACTATTCCATAAATTTATAGATTGAAAATAATATTGTGTTTCATTATTAACATCAGATTGCACCCCACTGTTAGGTAAAGATATGATGTAAATAATTTCATTCTTTAGAGGGATATTTGAATTGTTTGGGAATAAAGGTACTGCAAAATTATCTGTTGAAAATGATGGGGAGGGGTTGGGGTTGTTTAATTTAGTATAAAATACACACCCTAAAGAACTCCACCCCCCAAAATCCTTAAAGGCTTGAGGTTCTTGTTTATCATCTATCATAGCAAATTTAACCCTTGCAGGAAAGATATTTGATTTTGCTAAGGGTATTGATTTTTGTGAGTTTAATGAAGATAAACCTGTTGGGCTTGTTACCATTTTATTTTTTATCTACATTTATTTGAAGTTTTTCCATTTCAGCTAAGAGTTGATCTTTTTCTTCATCTGTTATTCCTAACCCACCCTCGTCTTCTGTACGAGATAATGCTCTTTGAACTATAGTAGCCATTTTAATGAGCTGTTCATCATTTTTTACCCCAATTTCCATGTACTCTTTAATAAGGGGTACAATGAGGGTAGCATCTCCTATCTCTTGAACTAAAGGTTTTAATTCTGAAATGAGGGCTACAACTTGTGCATCTCTTCTCTTTTGATTATTATAAATTTCTTCTAGTATGTCCGAGAATTTTTTACCACCAAAAACAGTTGATTCTAATTGTCCCATATTTTTAGTTATAAATATGTATAAAAATAACTATTTAGATAAGAAGTAACCTTGGTCAAGATAAAATAAATACTTTTCTTTAAAAATAGTATATAATTTATTAGCGATTTTTGTTATTTTGGGTGTTTTAACATCTACCATCTCACGTATATAGATATAAAGTGCCTTCTTATTAAAAACATCAATGTGGTCTCTCTTTCTAAATAACTCTAATATAGCATCTGCAATAGCAGCATCATTACCTTTTGGGAAGAATTTATAAACATTATCTGTGCAATATTGAGTATACTTATCTATAAATAACGATAAGCGATCTTCGTATTTATAATCCTTAGGAATAAATTTATCATTACTACTAAAATCTTCTTCTATTACTATAACATTATTAATATCCTCTGACCTTTGAGATAAAATCATTCCTGGGTTCATTGTATCTAATTGGGAGTAATGATTAAGGTCAATAATTGAAATGTTTTTTACCTTCTGACTATAATTCTTTTGATTATAAGCTATTAACCACCTCTTAACAATTGTGCCGAAGTAAGAATAAGCTTTAGCCCCTTTTTTAGGGTTGAATAGATGAATTTTTGATAAAAGAAATGTTATAATTTCATGTTGTAGATCCTCTAAATTCTCAACACCATCCGTATAATAAAACTTAAATGTGTGGATTATATTTTCTGTTAATTTATAAAATGGCCAGTGGATAGATGTAGCATAAATTTTACTTCTCTCTTCGTCATCAGAAGAGTAATTATATTTAATAATTGCATCTTCGGTATCTTTAGAAAAATATACTCTTTTTTGCTTTTGGGCTTTATGAGTCCTTATTATATGGTCCATTAATCTTTGTGTTTTTTCATTTTAAATTCATTGAGGATATCTTGAATTTGTTTGATTTCTTGAAAGAAAAAACCTACCTCATCATCACTCTTAAATGTTCCTTTACTATCAACCTTCTTAAGCCTTTCATCTGATATTTCTATTACTTTTGAGATTTTATCTAGATATAGAAGGTAATTAACTACAATATCTTCGGCAGTTTCATTTTTCCTTAATAGGTTAAAAGTTGTGTATCCTAAAATAAGGATTAATATTGAAAGAATACTAATTATTATTAAATATATCATAATTTTTCGAGCATATTTTTTAAACTCTCACTTTTAATAGAACCTAAGGCTTTATTTTTTAATGTAGAATTATTTTTATTACCATCTAATGTAAAATTCTTTTTTACAGTATCCACTTTACCCTTAAATTTAGGCAACCATTCAACTTCCCATTCAATACGAGCTGCCATTAGATCGGCTTGATGGAGGATAAATGGTAAGGATGTTCTTGGTTTCTGTTCAACCATATATCCCATAAGATATTTTTTATTAGCCTCATCATATAAACCATCATGAGTTTGGATTGCTACCATTTCATTAAAAGTATACTTGATATTATATTCCTGTAGTAGGAATAACCCTCTATCGGGAACTGATGCAAATGATATGGATTTATTAAACATATAATCCTCACCCAATTTATCTCTCCTCCAACTATCTGTCTGAGGGATATATGATTCATACTCCGAATCACCCATTTTACCCAAATCATGATTTATAGCTGAGAATACTAATTCCTCAATAGTAAAAGTAGTCATATCACAACCTTCACTAGACCATAATTTAAGTTGTTTAAGAGAACAACGAACCACACGATTTACATGATCAACATAACCTCCGGGAAATGCTGAATGGTATTCTTTTTTATGGGCCGCGGGCATAAACATAATACGTTCTTGGTATTTTTTGTAGAATTTAATCAATTCATCCTTACGCGGGTATGAAATATATTTTTCAATATTTCCCATAAGGATATCCCAATTATCTTGGATCTGTTCTGCTGTAAATTTCATAACTTTAATTTTTTAAATTTAACCGTTTCTTAATGGTGATGCTTCTCTTTCAATAATTGCTTTTAAATCATCAACAACCTCTGATAGTAATTTAATCTCATCCATAAATTCTTTTTGGGTGGATTGCCTTGACATTAGGAATTTGAGGGTTTTTAATTTTCCATCAATTTGCATAAATCTCCGGTCTATTAGTTCTTTATTTCTCATAATTTATTATTTATTATTTATTAT